TTACAGCTACAGGAAAAACAGGTCGTGTTTTACAAGAATATAAAATGGCTGCTCAAAATATGATAAAGGAATTAGAAGTCCTAGCAGGAGGATCAAGTAAAAGAACATTTAAAGGAACTGAAAATCCAAGTATTGTTATAGACAAGTACACAAGACAAATTTTACCTAACATTTTAAAGAAAGCAAATAATCCTAATATTAATTTATTATATACGGAAGCTCAAAAATTAAATGCGTTAGCAGATAGATTTAAACGTCTTAATGTTAATCCACGATTAAGCAATAATTTTCAAAGTACCGGGTGGCCAGGGACCAAGACTGAAGATTATAGTATTATCGAACAAGGATTCGATCCTAAAAAAGGACAAGCCTCTCGTCATGAAGCACATAACACGGGACACCCAAGTTCACCAAACGCTGTTTCTTGGAGTAGATCTATAGATACTACAACTACCGATGGTAGAGTTACAGAAAATATTATGGAGGCACAAAGTGATGTTCACCGTGGAACAAAATCTTATAGAAGCCCAGAAGATTTAGAAGGAATTGATATACTAGAAGCTGCAGAAAAAAAATTAAAACCACAAGCAGATAAAGCATTAGATGATGCATGGAATCAATTTAGTAAAGATTATAAATTATATAAGTTTGATACAGATCCAATTAATATGCCTGCAGAAACCATGGTTCCTGATATGTTTGAAGTACAACTTAAATCAGGGACAGCAGATAATCCTATCTGGGAAGTAATAAATACAAGAACAAAGAAAAAAGTTCCAAAGAAAAGTTTTGGTACTGAAGATGATGCACAAATATTTGCTGATGCAAAAACTAAATTAGAATTTGCTAATCAAAAGAAGAAACCACAACCTACAGGATTTGATGTTAAACTAGACCAAGTATCAAATGATTTATTTCAAGTTCCTTTTAAAAGTTTAAAGAAATCCCAACAACAAAATGTAAAACGAGCTATATTAGATAACTACGGAACTGTTAATCAAAAGATGATTGATGAAGCAAATGAATTTTTAAGTGGACTTACCGCAGCTTCTAAAAAAGAATTAGGAAAAGCTAGAAATCCAAACTTCTTAAATGCACAAAGAATATCAAAATTAGAAGTAGGAGATTCTGCTTTTGGTAATTATGATAAATTCTGGTCTCGTAAAATGTCAACAGGAGAAGAGGGACAAAAATCATTAATTGAACGTCTTGCAAATATGGATGAATTACCTCGAACTGCAGACAATATGCCTGAATCTTCTACTTCACGAGTTCAATCTAAAATTAAAGAAATATTAGATAATGCTCAAGGAGGTAAAGTAACAGAAGGACCTTTTGCAGGAGTAGATGCGTTTACTGCTATTAAAGCAGAAATAACACAAAGCACAGGATTACCTGTAGAAGAATTTTTAGCCCGAGTATTTCCTGATGAAGTTAAATTTTCTGGTTCGTATGCAGATATATCAAAGAACGCAAAATTACGAAGAAAACGATATGAAGAAGGTTCTCAAGATTATCCATTTAAAAAACAAAAAGATTGGGTTAAGAATGTTTTAAAATCACATATTGAAAAAGCAATATCAGAAGGTAAGACCAATGTATCATGGAACCCTGGTGAGATTGTAGGTGTGTATGAATCAGCTAATGCGAAAGATATTATAGGGTATAAAACAATATATAATAAACTTATGGTAGAAGCTGCAGAAGATTTAAATAAAGATTTAGTTGCTCGTGCAGTTAAATTAGGACTAGATCCAGATAAAGCTAAAATAAAAGTATCGGGTGTAGGAGAAGATATGAATTTTACATTACAATTTGAGCCAAGTAATTATCAAGCGTATAAATCTAGTGCTCCTGATCTTGTTAATACTTCTTTTGATAAATCAAAAATGGAAGTGTCGGGATTACCTTATGTTGATTTTAGTGAGTCAATAGATATAATAAGAAAAATAGGTTTACCACAGCACGCAGATGGTGGTAGAGTAGGTTCTAGATTACCTGATATAGATGAAATGATAGGAACATTATAATGGCAATAGATAAAGCATTACCCAATATGACATCAGGGGAGTTAGATCCTCTTGGTGTAGCTGCTGATCAATCAGAAATAAATATAGAATTAACTGATGATGGAGGAGCTTTAGTTAATGATGTCCCAGAAATGCCACAATTACCTTTTGATGGTAATTTAGCAGAAGTAGTTGGAGAAGATGAATTAGGTAAAATGTCAGATAGCCTAAGGGCTTATTATGAAGATGATAAATCATCAAGACAAGATTGGGAAAGATCTTATGTTGATGGTATTAAATTATTAGGATTTAAATATGAAGAACGAGCTAGACCTTTTCAAGGAGCTAGTGGAGTTACTCACCCATTACTTGCTGAATCAGCAACACAATTTCAAGCACAAGCTTATAAAGAATTACTACCAGCAGGTGGTCCGGTAAAATGTAATATAGTTGGAGAACAAAACGAAGAAACTGAACAACAAGCCAACAGAGTAAAAGATTACATGAATTATCAGATTACTACTATTATGGAAGAATACGATCCGGATATGGATCAGTTATTATTTCATTTAGGATTAGCTGGTTCTGCATTTAAAAAAGTTTATTTTGATGCTCAGGAACAAAGAGCTAAAGCTTCTTTTATTCCTGTAGAAGATTTAATAGTTCCTTTTTATGCAACAGATTTAGAATCAACTCAAAGAGTTACTCATATAGTTAAACAATCATATAATGAAGTTAGAAAAAACCAAGTAGGTGGTTTTTACAGAGATGTAGAAATTAGACCTTCTTTAATTAATGATGATGCAGTTCAACAAGAATATCAAAACATACAAGGAATTAGTTCTACTACTTATGGCGAAGAAGATGATAATGAATATACTTTATTAGAGTTTCATTGTGATTTAGACATACCTGGGTTTGAAGATAAGAATTTGGAAACAGGAGAGCCAACAGGTATAAGATTACCTTACGTTGTTACTGTAGATGAAGGTTCAGGAAAAGTTTTATCAATATATAGAAATTTTAGAGAAGATGATCCGCTGCGTAAAAAAATACAATATTTTGTACATTATAAGTTTCTCCCTGGTCTTGGTTTTTATGGCTTTGGTCTTATACACATGCTCGGGGGTCTCTCCAGGACAGCTACGTCAGCACTCCGTCAACTCATTGATGCAGGTACGTTGTCCAATCTCCCTGCAGGATTTAAAGCGAGAGGGTTGCGAGTTGCAGACGACGATAACCCAATCCAACCCGGAGAATTCAGGGATGTAGATGCACCATCTGGTGATCTAAGAGCAGGGTTATTACCTTTACCTTATAAAGAACCATCACAAACTTTATTTTTACTTTTAGGTTTTTGTGTTGATGCAGGAAAAAGATTTGCGTCTGTTGCAGATGCAAAGATAGCTGATTCTAATCAAGCTAATCCTGTAGGAACTACAATGGCTATGATTGAACAAGGCACTAAAGTTATGAGTGCTATACATAAAAGATTACACTATGCACAAAAAGTAGAATTTAAATTATTAGCAAAAGTATTCCAACAGTATTTACCACCAGAATATCCTTACAATGTAGTTGGTGGACAAAGAAATATTAAACAACAAGATTTTGATGATCGTGTTGATGTTATACCGGTAAGTGATCCAAATATATTTTCTATGTCTCAACGTATTCAGTTGGCACAAGCGCAATTACAATTAACAGGAGCTAATCCTCAAATTCATAATATATATGAAGCATACAGAAGAATGTATCAAGCACTTGGAGTTAATAACATTGATGCAGTATTACCACCTCCACCTAAACCTGGACCTGTGGATCCTGCAAAAGAAAATTCAGAAGCATTAAAATCTAAACCATTAACTGCTTATCCAGAACAAAATCATGAAGCACATATAAAAGCACATAGAGCTTTTATGTCCTCTAGTTTGGTTCGACAAAGTTTAATTGCTATGGCAGCTTTACAATCTCATATTAGTGAGCATATTTCATTCATGGCAAGACAACAAGTGATGGAAAAGAACAAGCAAGAATTAGAACAACTTCAACAACAGTTAGGTGGGCAACAATTACCTCCTGAACTACAAAAAGAAATGCAAGTTAGACTGGAAAGTGAAATTGCAGAAGTAGAATCAACCATAACTGAAGAAATTGTAGCAGAAGAACAAGAATATTTAGAAGGAACTGGAGAAGATCCACTAATTAACTTAAAACAACAAGAAATTGACATAAAAGAGCAAGATGCACAACGTAAGGCACTCTATGACAAAGAAAAATTAGAGATAGATCGTGATAAATTAGATCAAAAAACTGAAATTGATCAGAAAAAACTTAATCAAGATGCTGAAATTGCCGCTATGAGAGCCGGTGTTAATTTAAAACAATCAAAAATGAGAAAAAATTGATGTCTTATTCTGAAAATGATGCTAAATTAAGTCAGGGTATAAATGATTTCGCTGCGCATGTTGAGCAATATGCTAAAACGAGCGAAGATAAATTGATTAT